ATTTTTTACTAAAGGTTTGACAATATTAAGCAGTAATGGAGTAGTGGCAGCAACGCTAGCAATAGCAGCAGTACTAATAAGCTGTGGAGGATTCGGTATGTATTGCTCGATGAATTTAGTACTTTCATACAAGGTTATACATTCAGTACCATCTTCGCTTCTTTCATGCCCTATAACACGTTCCAGTTTAAATTCGTTACGATAATCTCCTACTCTTTGATCTTTTTTGCCAGGGCAAGCAACAAAAAGAGGATCATCTTTTTTCTTTTTTGGTTCGTATTTTGGAGGCTCTACTGTGGGCTGGACAAATTCTTGCTCTTGATTTTGGGGGGTTTCTGACTGCGTATATACAAATTCGTTGGGGTTGTACTGCAAAGGTTCAAAACTAGGAATACTGAAATTACCACATTCTGTATATGTGCCGTATTCATCTTTATCACTATCAATAAGACTCGTAAGATTATTTCTATGTACTCTTACACAACCAGGAATATCAACTATAGGTTTACTTATGTTATTTAATATTTGTACATCAGTTTTCCATACGGGTATTTCGTGTATTTCAACTTTTTTTATACTAATTTTTGGTATTTCCATACCCAAATATCATTTTGGTAAATAAACTTCTACATAAGAATTGCATTTAGGACAAGATAGATTAGTTACCATAGAATATTCTTCTCCAAGAACAGGGTGAAAATCCTCATCAATACTGTGATCTCCACCCCAAATTAGTTCAGTTTTACAATGCCAACAATTCATTTAATAATTGGCATAGATGGACCTGTCATTTTAGGTAAACCTTTATCTAATAATTTAGGCATCATACCTTGTACATTTCCAAGAATCTCAGTCAGAACTTGAGACTTAAAATTTTCAGATGTTACATATTTGTAGCCCAGGTACGCTCCACCACTCATGGAAGCTACCATTACAAATGAGATGATACTCAATACGTTAGCAATTTTTTGAAACATGATTAAAGATTTGTTTAGAAAGACTGTACCAGTTTTTACTTTGATGGTTTTCTTTTTACTGGTTGCCCTAGCTCCACTATACCTGTTGCTTGGGATTCTTGTTCAAACTTCTTCAACAACATCTCCTTCGCCTGTATCCCACCCTCAATCAGTAAAATAGTTTTTGTTTCTTCTTCTAAAACTTTTTGAGCTTGATTTCTAGTTTGAACGTGTTTTGCTAGTTCTTCTTTCCATTGAACTAACTGTTTTTCAATAATACTTTTCATAATCAAACGATAGTAAGAGTTTCGCCAGATCCTACAGTAACAGTAACACCACTGTTGATTGTTATTGGACCAGCAGACATAGCATTTTTGCCGTTAGTAATAGTATAGTTTGTAGTTACAGTTTGATCATTTTCGTAAAATACTTCATCAGATCCACCACCTGTAGCACCACCTCCTGCGGTAGCTCCGTTTTCTACATTTAAAAGTGTTCTTACTTCACTTGCATTTAACTCTTGTGCAATGCCTGTTCCTGATGAAACTCTACCAACAATATGGTTCTCTGCAATATTTTCTAATTTTGCAAAAGTAACTGCATCATCATCTATATTTGATGTTCCTACAGAAGTTAAATATCCAGCCCCATTTGTGATGGCATTATTGTTTAAAGAAATATTTGCAGACCCATCAAAACTAACCCCTGCAATAGTCCTTGCTGTCGCAAGTTTTGTTGCTGTCGCTGCATTTCCAGTTGTGTCTTGGTTAAGTGTGCCAACAACAAAATCTAAAGTTCCGTCTCCATCTTGATAAGTGACAGTAATACCTGTTTCCGTATTACCAGAAACCATACCCCCAACAATATCTTGGATATTTTCGGTACTTACATTAGTTGCACCAGAAGCAATACCATCAAGTTTTGAACCATCAGTAGCTATGTCACGACCATCAACTGTTCCTGATACTGTGATATCTCCTGTTACGTCAACACCGCTAGAGCAATCTAAATTTCCAGATACAGTTACTAAACCAGATGAGTTAATTGTAAGTCTGTCAGCAGTATTAGTTTCATCATGTACAGTAAAAACACCATTTGTATTTTGTACTGAAAAGTCTGAATTGTTGTTAGCATCAGTTAAGAATAATTTAGGTAAATTACTACTAACAGTAATATTTCCAGAACTTAGAGTTCCAGTTGTAACTACATTTTGAGATCCAAAATCAGGATCAATTTTACTTCCATCTATCGCAGCACTTGAATTTATATCAGCATTAACAATAGTATCGTTTGCTATTTTTGCTGATGTAACTACTCCACTATCAATAGTAAACACAGATCCAGAACTGGACACTGTAATATCTCCCTTATCTCCATCTTCTACTCCACCACTTACTGAAACTACAGAGCCAGCATCATTTTTCGTAAATAATTTAGCTGTATCAGTTCTTATGGCTATTTCGCCAACTGAAAGATCAGATGTACCTGGATCGCTACCAGAACCTCTTTTAAATTTGATTGTATTAGCCATTGGCCTTGCCTCCTAATAGCTATTTTTAATAAGAACCACCATCTATGTTGAAACTAGATGCACTTTCATCTTCTAAAAATGTAACTAGATCAGATAATGCAACCTGTTTCATTGTTCCAGCATCGTTGCAAACAAACCTGTCTGCTGCTGCAAGAGTAGTTGATGTGGCTGAAGTTCCACCGTCCATTAGGTTCAGTTCTGCTGTAGTCGAAGTAATGCCATCGAGCACGTTCAGTTCCGACACAGTAGATGTCAAACTTGTTAGTTTTGTAACTGGTAAGGTTCCTGTTATAGAACTAGCAGCAAGATCAATAGCAATTTCAGTAGATTCTATAACAAGTCCACCATTAGCCTTAAGATCAACAGAAAGAGTATTACCAGATTTATCTAAACCATCTCCTGCTGTAATTTGACCAGCACCAGAAAATTGAGCATAAGTTAGATTATTTGTTCCAACAACTGCTGAACCTTTATTGCTGGTACAAACAAAACCGTTATCCGCATTAACAGTTCCCTGTTCTACGAAGGTGAACATTCCTGCTGCGTCTGAACCAGCAGCTAAATCGTCTGCTCTAGCTGGTGATGATCCAACTACATAAATACCGTTTTGAGATGCAGTAGATTGATCTTTTACAAGCACTCTGTCATTAGTTGAAAGAGTAACACCATCTAGCGTATCTCCATTGTTAAGTGCAGTAGATATTGTGATGTTTCCTGTAGTAGCTGCTACGCAAGAATCTTTTACATCTAAACCTTGTGAAGTAGCCTCTACAAAACCTTTTGTCGCAGCATCTTGAGCATTTACGGGGTCAGCTACGTTAGTTATTGTTTGACTATTTAATGAAACTGAACCTGTTGGTGCAGCCATCTGATCTAATCTATTTGCTTGAACACCTGTATCAAAATCACTTATTTTTGTATGAGCTAACGAAGGTACATCAGCAGCTACCATAGCTCTGAATGTTGCAGCACCGTTACTACCATCGGGTGCAGCTAAAAATGTATTTTGTGTTCTACTTGTAAATAAATCAGCAAAACTACCCGATCCACCAATCGCTTCAATAGTCGTAGCGGAACCTCCCGACCCCCCTGTGCCCACTCCCACAAATAGTTTTTTACTGCCTTCAGCAAAAGCTAATTCAGCATTTTCTAAACTGCCTGGTGCAGATGATCCTGTAGATCTTTTAATTCTAATTGTGTTAGCCATCAGAAGTTTCCTCCATCAACGAGTGTAAGTTTGGTAGTAGTGTTGTCTGCCTTAAATGTATCAGAACTTGAGTCATAGTAAACAATAGAATCATTTACCTTGTTAGATCCATCAAAGGTAAAGCCAGCAGCAGCAGGACCCTGGGGTCCGGCGGTAGTTAATTCAACTGTTACTACATCAGAAACTTGACTGACTGTAACTCGATTAGGACTGCTCATGCTGTGTAATCCTCACTTTTTAATAGTTTACCTTCTAAATAATAGTTTTTGCTACCTCCTGGTTCTGTTAACAATACGTCATAAAATAAAATACTTGGAGTGAAAGTAGCTGTTTGTGTATCTGTAAGAGAAATATCTATAATTCCATTGGTTCTATCTGTGTAAGCAACTGTCCAATCCGCATATTTTGTGGATCGTGATTCATCATAAACTTGAGCAGCTACAGTATATCCTGATAAATCTATTGCCGATCCAGTTGAATCTTTAAATGTTAATCTGATGGGAAAGTCTGCTCTCCTATCAACAGTAAAGTTCTTTTTTCCTGGAATGATCGCCATTATGCACTTACTTCCATTAATGTGAATGATGACGCTGTTCTA